TTTAAATTAGAACTCTTAGTCATAACTAACCTAGCTGCTTCTTCTTTAAAGTAACCTTCTTCAATAACATCTTTAAAGTACTTGCTATCCATTAGTTTAACGCAGTTATCTCGTAATGCACGTATTCTTTGAGCAGCATCGATCTGAATTTCAACTTGTTCTAGTTCTGTAGTCATTTCATTTCCTTATGATTAGTTAATATAAACGTACTCCTTACTGCTTATTTAACGTATCAAAGGCTGCCTTGTCAAGGTTAGATAATCTATCATGCTCTTTTCCTTCTAAATTGGCTTGTCTATCGCGGTCTTTACTTTCCATAGCCTGAGCATGCTTTCTATTAGTTACATCTATATCTCGCATGTCTCTAACCCCCGATTCTTTATCAACAAAATCAAGATCAGTAAGATCAGATCCACTATTAAGACCCCGTGCTTTAGCTTGTTCTGTCTGCGTCTTAGCAGTTTTGAGCCCGATATCCACTTCGTTCTCGGCACCTTTAGCAGTCTCATTACGTATTTTAGCTTGAAGCATCTGCATTTCAAGTTGATGCATTTCCTCAGCCATAGGATCAGGTTGAGGTTGGTACTCTTCTATGCGTTTAGCTAAATCAGGCATCTTACGTAATTTAGCAATGTCAGCTAGGATCATATGACTCATTTCCGGAGGCATCGTATTACCCATAGTTTGTAACATAAATGCCAACTCACTAGCTTTCTGTTCATCCGCTTCAGCTGTCGAGATATTAAGTTTAATATCATATTTACCACCTAGATCATTCCGGTTAATAGCTACGAATTCTTCATTAGTAATACGAACAATTTCTTCATCTTCTAAGAATTCGGAGTTCATAGATATAACTTTACGCCCAATTTGATTTAACCCATTGGAAAGTCTTCTTAGAATCCCTAATTCTCGCTTAGATGTAGCATCTAGTGCTGACCTAATACCTGTAGCAGTAGTGCCTAGAGCTTGTCCTGAAATACCTTGAGTAAACGCTTTAACACCAGTTAATGCCTCAGCATCATTATTCTGCATGTTTAGTACTTCTAATGCAGACCTAGGGATCTCAGGATATACTTCCATGTGGAACGCCTGCCTAGGATCTACATTAGCGTTAAATTTATAGTCTTCCCCCCGTTCAAACTTACGGGCATTAGTTACGTCAAGAGCATCTTTACGGATACCTTGCTGACCGCTAGCACTCCGACCAATGATATCTATGATACCTCTAGTTACAGCGCCTACTATCTTCTGGTTATCTTCAATAAGAGCTGCATCAGGCTCTCCGTATATGTTCTTACGCCGAGGTAAGTATTGAACTAATACAAAAGGGACCTTCTTATCTGGGTAAGGATTCTCTTCTAATCTAATAAATGTATCTCCTACCCATGTAGCTACAAAAGGTTTAACTTCTCCAGTATCATCGATATCCCAGTATCCCCAATATTCTCTAGCAATAACTTTCTTACGTGCTTTATCTTTAAATGTAAACGAAGTATCGTCTGTATTAACTTCATGATCTGGTTCCGATAGTACTGATGCACTTTCAAAGTTAATATTATCTAAATTCTTATAGCGTCCATCCTTCTTAAGTTCAGATAGAGATGTCTCAAAACTATAGATAGCAAAGTTTGCTTTATCGAGATCCCCTTCACAAGTTGGATCTAGTATTATATTGTTATAATCACATACGGTTAATACCGGTTGATTCTTAGTTGTAATAGTCTTCATTTTAGAAGTCTGTCCAGTCTTTACTTCTTGCTGTACAGGTTGACCATCAGGGCCCATAACTACCTGTACTTCCATCACATCTTCATAGACTTTACGCTTATCTTCCTCAAACTCCCAACCAACACGTACTACTACTGTACCTTCATCAACAGCAGTCCTAATATAGTCATCAACAAATTTAACTTTGTCCATGCGACAATTCAGCTGATAATTTAACAGCATACCATTCTGAACAGCTGAATCTTTATCTTCAAATGTTTGAGGGGATGTATTAAATAGATCATCAGTTGATAGGAAAGGTTCAGATAAAGCAGCATATCTCCATTCAGCTTGCTTACGAGCTAATTTAGGTACTAACTTAGACCTACCCCGTTTAGCATTAATAGTTTGTTCCCCATTAAGTATACGTAGCCAATTATCAACTTCTGACGTATGTACATCATGAGCTACTTTAGCTGATTCGTAGTCTTGTTTTAGATCACTAAGAGTAGGAGGGTTCTCCCAGTCCACTAACGTAGAAACATCGATTTCAGGCTTTCCATCTATATCTAAATTTGATTTTTCATTCATAAGTTATTACCGGCTTGTTCTAAATGTTTTTCATAACTACTGTATTGTTTTTTAAGAAATCCCTCTACCTTATAAATTTTAAGGTTTTCAATAGTACTATGGTAAGTTACGTAATTAGTAAACATAGAGTTCTTACCCTCTAGAGGAATTGAACAATATATATCATCTTCTCGTACGACTTCAGAAACAAAATACTTCCATACTTTAAAGAATGCTATTTTAGCTTCCATATTATCTGAGATAATTACTCCTGCTATCATATATCCATTTAGAGATTTATGAAAATTATAAAATAAAGCCGCTTCCCCTTCTTGTATTAAACTAGTATGAGCAAATATCATAATATCTCCACGACTACAGAGGAATACACATTACCCATTCCTGCTCCTAGACTAAGAAATGTCCCAGATTCTTCTTGGATAGCTAATGCTGTTTCTATAGCAGTAGACGATCCCATAGTATGTCCTATACGTAACTTATAATTAATTGTTTTAATATCCCCAAATATATCTTTAATTAACTTATTCTCTATACTATTGTCATCTGAAAAAGTGCTGTGAGTTTTTATAAAATCAATGTTATCCGTGTTAACTCTGGTCATTACTTTTTCATACCCAATACCTTCACATGAGATACCTAATGGAGATACATGCTGTTCTGCTGCTATATGTATATCCTTAATTTTAGCTAATACAGTATTATTTGTGTTGTGATTACACGATTCACTTTCGAATATTGATATATTGCACCCTTGTCCTAAGTGAAATTTAGTAATCTCTAGGTTATCTTCTTCATCCAGTGATTTACTTAATTTATGTTCACCAAACACATGCGAATATTCTTCGGCAAGTCCATTATCTACTGAAATAACTACAACTGCATCAAGCCGCTCTAACTGCAACAAAGTATGCGCAGTGTGCCAAGCAGAATGCCCACTAATACAGCTTACACTATCTGTTGATATATAATCAAAAGCTCCTAATTGACTGGCTAAATACCCGGCGTATACTTGAGTAACTGCCATAGGTGCTAATCTGTATACGGGGTACTGGTCCGTCTTAGGAACACACGATGTGTAACCAAGCCCACAAGTACTGCCTGAAGCTATTATTAACCCTACTTTACGAGCAGGGTTAGCTAATAATTCTTTAATGCGCCCTCGAGTTCCAGAGGCAGCTCCATGTCGGCCTATAAGAACATCTTGTACTAATTCGCTATTTACTAGTTTAATCCCTTTTGCAACTAGCTCTCCTCCTCCATTTCCAACTTGATGAACATACTGAGGATAGGGAATATGATCTAATAAAGTCAGCTCTTCTGCGTAAACAGAATTAGTATGGGTCAGTAGCACATTATGCATTAAATGATTTTCTACCGTATGCCATAGCATCCTCATACGTAAAAGTTTGAGTAGCTTCTCTACTTATAAAATCTTTTAAAGTTTTAATAGTGAAATTCTTTTGATCTGCGAGTTCTTGAAATGTATTTTCAGGAACGCCAAAAAAATCAGATATCCAAATAAAGAACATCATAGTACTTAGACTATCTAATCCCCGAATGTTAAAACTGTCATCCATACTTATTATTGGTACATATTCTTCGTCTTCAGGAGAATCTACTTCTAAAATTATATTAACAATCCCCAAGAATTCCGCATCACTGAATGTAAATTTCGTTTTTTCCATAGTATTAAATAGCTTAGCATTAAAGGGGATAATAAATACACATTAAATTTATAGCGTGAATGAACTCTTTCTCGCTGGGTCCAACCTTACCAGATTTCATACTATCCTACAAATACAATTGCTTACTTATGTGATTTGCGTATACCATAGGTATCCAGTTACTAATAATAGATACCATTAAGGAGAATACATGCTTAAAGCAGACATAGTTAAAGCAGTTGCTACGAAACTAGATATACCCCCTAAAGAAGCATATGTTATTGTTGCTGCAGTACTAGAAACTGTTAAACAAGGTATTGTCGAAGAGGGAAGAGTAATACTACGGGGATTTGGATCCTTCCATGCACGAGAGAAGAGTGAACGTGTAGGACGTAATCCAAAAACTGGGGAACCTGCAGTAATTAAAGCTAGACGAGTTCCTACATTTAAAGCATCTAAGTCATTTAAATTAGTAGTGAATAGGGGAAATGCATATGTATGAAGTTAAGGTGTATAAGCCTGATAAAGAAGGCCATCTAAAACATACTAAGAATGTATCCCCTGACGTAGTAACTGACGTAGGGTGGACTCCATTTAACCGAGGTAATAAAAAGAGTTCTACCCCTAAGTATCATGGAATTGGAGTAGAGCTAAAGCCTTGTGCTGAAGAAGGATGTAACAACATAGTAGAAGAACCTAGAAGCAAAACTTGCTCTAAGAAATGTAGATTAAACAGAGTAAGACGTAAGCATATAGAGAACACACTCAAGAGAAGAGCTAAAGCAAATGCTACTGACTAAACTGTGGGATAAGGTGAAACAAGCCTGCATTGATCTAGTATTTCCTGCATCAGAAGGAACATTAGAAGACTGGAAGCTAGCAAATCCTAAAGAGCATGCTTATTGGCTAAGTATAGGGTCTCCTTCTATTATGATCTATAATAGGACTGACCGGAGAATAGCAAATAAGTTGAGGGGTACAGTCCCCTGGGATGAGCCCTACGAAAGACGTGAACAACCACATAACTATTAAGAGGTAACATGGGAAATTTAACAACTAACTTCGATAGAGAAGAGTTTGCTTGCAAATGTGGCTGTGGGAAAGACGATATTAAGGACGATCTTGCTTTTAAGGTGCAAAGAGTTAGGGATCTAATAAACAGGCCTATTTCGATCAACAGTGGAGTCAGGTGCCGTGTGCACAATGCACTTAGTAAATCTAAACCTACATCTAGTCATATTGAAGGATGGGCAGCAGATTTAGGGTATTCAGGATCTAGAGCCCGGTATGAACTACTAGCTGCTGTTATGCAGGTATTTGATAGGGTAGGTATTGCGAATACATTTATACATGTAGATGTGGATGCAAATAAAACAGCTGGGGTAGTATGGACATACTCTTAATATCTGTATATAACTGCACACACTAAACTAGTAATAATAACTAATAGTACTAAATAGAGTCTTATCATAACTGAAGCCTTAATCGGGGCCAGATTTAACTTCCTGGTTTACTGGCAGGGGGCCTAAGCAACTCCCCTTCAGTTTTGTATTATAGGAGGGAACGGTCTAGACTGTATCGAGTCAATCTAGACCGCTTTGTAGGAAGGCTCTAAGTTAAACGGTAGTATACTTAAATATGTAGTTATCTTACTTTCTTGGCTTCTTTGGTTTAGGCTTTACAACTACTGGTTTAGGGGGCCTACCTACTGTACTTCCGTACGTTCCTTTTCCTTTAGGCATGATGTGTCCTTTCTTTATTAGCTTATCTCTATTCTTCAAATGAGCGGATTCAACATCATCTTTACTCTGCCCAGTATAAGCAACAGCAAGATGCTCATTAATCATCTGCTTATTCAAGTTGACATTATTAACTACAATCTCACCAAGTATCCTACCGAATTTACCTGTCTTATCTAGGTAAGTTCTGAGAGTAATATAAGATCCCTTTTTACATCTATCTTTTAGGAATTGTGCTGCTAGCTTGCCGTAAAACTTCTCTACTAAATCTCTAGTCCTAGATTCAGGAGTATCTATACCAACAAGCCTTATCCTCTGCTTAGATAAAATAACGCTAAATCCTAGATCTATATCAACATCAACAGTATCTCCATCGATGACTTTAACTACTTTAGCTTTATATTCATTCATGTTATTTAGTACTATCTTCCTTTCGCTCATCACAGACTTCTTTGTAGATATCATTGTTTCTAGCTATTTTAGCTAAATCCTTAATAACTACTTCAGGTGGCTTACTGTCTGTAATCCACTGCTTAGTAATAGGAGTTAATTTAACTTCCTCATACCAGGCGCACTCTTTAGAATAGTAAGTGTCAGCATTATATAGCCCCAGCCCGAAGCTAGCGATTGGAGCAGCTAATTGACTAGCAAGATCTCCTATACTACAGCCCGTTGAGAACATCAGACATAGACTTACGAGTGCGTACTTCACTTTTAGCTTTATTGATTTCTTTTTCAACTTCCTTAGCTCCTGCCATACCTTTTGGATGATTAAGATTATTAAATACATTACCAGCTAGCCAATTAAAAATAGGCCACATAGTACCTAGTACTGGAATCTTCTGCACCCAGCGATCTGGCAATGAACCAGTAACAGCTGTAAATACTAATACTACTTCACCTACAATTTGGAACCATTCTTGACTTGCAAAAGCATCCATAACATCTCCTTATTTGATTTTAGGTACAGGTGCATCAATTATCTTAAGTTTATTGGCTTCTGTTGCTCTATGCTCTAATAGGTGTTTTAGAATAAGATTTAAATCACTCCTAATTGGAGCTAACTGAGATTCTAAATAAGTGCGATCCACTAATGTTTTCTCCAATATTATAATCCTTGCATGTGCTTTATCCACAGAGCGAAATAACCGTCTAATAATAAAAGCTGAGATCCCTCCTATAGTTGCAACTGCTGCAAGTAGTAGTTCATTCAGCTTATCCACTATTTCACCTTTCCGTCAGGGTTTCTACCAATTCTCCGTTCATCTGGAGCTAGTCCGTATCGTACCCTTATCATCGTATCAAGGCGAATTAAATCTGACTGTGCAACACTAGTTTTATCTATTAATGCCACTACAATCCCCTTTAAGTCTTTGATATCGGCTTCAGTCTGCGCTTGTGCTTCAGTTATCTTCTCAACAATACTACCTAATACATATTTTATTAACCACCACAATGCTAAACCTAAACCAATAGCTGTAGCTACTGGTACTCCGACACTTTCAATGAACCCTGCAATTTCCGCTGGACTATCCACATTTCACCCATTAGCTGCATTTGTTATGAATACGACTCCACATTCTATTTACAAAAGCTTCAGGGTTACTTACGTTCTTCACATTCTTTCTAATACCCCTTACCATGCATCTTTTAAAGAAGTGTCCTCCTTTGCTTGCCATAGCCATTTCCCACACACACTGCCTAGTTAGTAGCCTAGGATCAAATGATCCCACATGCCCACCCTGCTTATTAATAGCATTAACACAAGCAGGGAAATCAAAAGCTACAGCTGGAGAAGCAAATAATAAGGTAAGTATAGTAACTGCAATAATTTTCATAGAATTCCTTTGTATTCCTGTCATTCAGGGATTAGATCCCAAGCTACAGTATCTTCATTCCATCGATAATATTTCCCATCATCAGGGCCTGGGATTGGGGGTATGTACGTTAGTGTAGCCTCTTCCAAAATCCATGATGGATACTTGCTAGGCTTTGGTGCGATGAAAGCATCTCTTACCTTGTCATAGGTGTAGTTGGTTCCAGCAAAGTTTTTTCTGAAATTGTTATTATAGCTAGTTTGTACCCAATTGAAAGAATCACCTACTGCACCAGAGTTAATAAAATTCTGTTCTGCTACAATCACTCTTAAAACTTTACCGTCTTTATCTATTTCTGCAAAATGACTCATGGGTATTCCCTTATTGAAATTTGTATCGAATGATAACAATACCTGATCCACCTAAACCTCTGCCTGTTGAGTTCACTGATCCTACCCCCCCATCACCAGTATTAGCTGTACCAGACGCAGATGTTCCACCAGCATTACCACCACTTGCTCTAGTAACACTTGTTCCTGTAATTATATTTGCTGTCCCCGGCCCACCACCTGTAGATGCGGTTTGGTTTGATAACCCAATACCTGCTGATCCACCTCCACCACCAGCATTTCCTTGACCACTACAAGTTCCTCCAGCATATCCCTCAACCGGAGAGTAACCACCAGCGTTACCTGCCCCACCAAATGTAGTATGAGAACCACTTGGTCTACCTCCAGAACCACCGCCAGACCCACCAGCTTGTCCATCGTAATCACTATCAGTGGATGAGTAGCTTCCAAAACCACCCCCAGTGGTAGAGTAGGTTAAGGCTGAAGAATCTTGCCCGTTATTACTTACATAAAGTCCTGAAATTGTTCCGCCCGCACCAATAGTGATTGTGTATGCAATATTACTCAAAGATAGCCCCGTAAAAGATCTGTATCCTCCAGCACCTCCTCCGCCAGCGTGTTCTGTTGATGAGCCTGTCGTTACATCGCCAGCCCCTGCTGCACCTCCACCAGCAATTACAACTAAATCAAATGTTCCAGCGTTTACAGAAACGGTAAACGTACCGGATGTGGTAAACGAATGTATTTTATAGTCAGAATCAGTAGTTATCGTACCGCCTGAAGCCGCACTTAAAGGTTCATACCCCTGTACTCCTGACCCATCACCAATATTTGTCCAGACATTCTGATTAGTTGTAGCGTCAGTACAACAATACATTTCCCCGGTAGTTGTTCTTACCCAGACAGTACCGACTCCACCAGAAGGATTAGTTGTGGCAGTTGGCTCTGCGGTTGATTTAGTCATAGTATCTACCACAGGCAGATTAGTTAAATTAGCTCCGCTAATAGCAGGAAGAGTAGATGGAAATCTAGCATCAGCAATTGTACCTGTTAATTTAGTAGCGGCTACTGTTGCTAATCTAGCTTCAGCTACAGTTCCGGTTAATTTAGTAGCATCTACGGATGTAGTATCCCGCATATTATCTGGTATTTTAGTTGTCATTTAGTTGTCCTATTATTTATACATTCAGAAGGATATCTACTCAGTTACTTCATCCCAAGCTACAGTATCCTCATTCCAGGTATACATCTTACCATCACTTGGATAAGCCACTGGGGATTCCCACTGACAAGTAGCTTCTACTAAAGTCCAGCTAGGATAAGGTTGAGGTGCAATAAAAGCATCTCTCACTTTATCATAGCTATAGCCAGTACCTGCATAATTACAACGGAAGTTACCATTATAGCTAGTCTGTACCCAGTTAAAGCTATCGCCTACTGCACCACTGTTTATAAAATTCTGTTCTGCTACTATTACTCTTTGGACAATACTGTCTGAATTAATCTCTGCAAAGTGGCTCATATTAGCTTTCCTTTAGTTATTTATTTAAATTGGTATCGGATAATTACTACTCCAGAACCGCCAGCACCACTAGCTCCTGCGGCATGAACTCCGCCTCCGCCACCTCCGCCCGTATTAACTCCAGCTGCACCACCGGATGAGCCACTACCAGAACCACCAGCAGCACCCGCATTTAATCCAGTTCCGCCAGTACTTGTTCCAGTACCACCGCCGCCTCCACCACCACCATCCCCACCATTCCCACCAAGGCCACTAGTACCACCAGAGTTTCCGCCACCGCCTCCACCAGCCCAAGTCCAAGAAGTTCCATTGATTGCACTAACAATACCTACCCCACCATGACCAGCAGTAGTACTTGCTGCGTTTACACCCACTGCTCCAGCCCCTCCGCCCCCTCCAGCATTATGACCTGCTGATCTATACCCAGTTCCCCCATTATTCCCTTGTCCACTAGGGGAAGCACTACCAGCTGGTTGAGTTGCACCAGACGTATTTTCTTGTCCACCACCACCGCCACTACCTCCATCAGAGCCTGTTAGATTAAATCCACCACCGCCACCGCCGCCCGTAGAAGTAATAGACCCAAATACAGAATTTGACCCAGCATTCCCGTTTACAGTTGTTGATGGAGCTATTGATGCTCCGCCAGCACCTACTGTAACGGTAATCCCAGTTTCAGTCACACTAAATGAACTCGCAGTCTTTAAACCTCCAGCCCCTCCACCTCCTCCTCCTGCACCACCAGCACTAGCACCGCCAGCGACTACTAGATAATCTACATCATTATTTTGGTTGCCAAAAACAGGGGTAAAGGTTCCTGAGGTAGTGAATGTATGAACTTTATAAGCGCCAGATGTTGTTATTGTCCCACCAGTAGCTGACATAAAAACATCATTTGTTCCATCTCCAGCGTTTGTCCAAACATTTGACCCGGCAGTAGCATCTGTTAATGAAAACAATTCTCCACTTGTTGTATTTAGAAATAATGTACCAATACCACCAGACGGATTAGTTGAGACTGTTGGATCAGATGAAGACTTAGTTACTGATTCAACCCCTGTTAAATTAGCACCACTAATAGCTGGCAAAGTAGCAGGGAATCTAGCATCTGCAATAGTACCAGAGGTTAAATTACTAGCAGATAATGTAGTTAGATCTACATTTGAATTAAGTGCAGTAGCAGGTAAATGAGAATCACTAATAGTACCTGTTAACTTAGCATCTGTAACTGTCCCATCTCCAGGTACACCTATAGTGGCTGGTAGGCCATAAAATACTATACTAATATTATTACTGGCTGTAGGAGGAGCTACTACGAAAGTTATAGTTGAAACAGCTACTGAGTAGTCTGTAGTAGGAACCTGATGTACTCCAGATATATAGACTCCTAAGCTAGCTGCACTACCACTAGGGTAGCTTAAAGTAAAAACTGTACTACCATCACCTGAAAGTATTTGACTACTCAGTGCGCCTAGATTCGGGCTATTTCCTATATATGACATATTTTATCCTTCTTACAGTTTATTTATGCTTGAAATTGGTATCGAATTATAACTACACCAGAACCACCTGCACCAGATGGCCCACTCTCTCCAGCCCCACCCCCACCGCCTGAATTGGCAGTTCCGCTAACGCCTGTTCCAGCCAGTGAATCTCCACCGCCGCCTGTACCTCCCGTTCCCTGTGTGCCGCTATTTGCCCCGCCTCCTCCGCCACCAGCTCTCGTGACTGCGCTTCCTGTGATACTAGAGGGCAAACCATTACCGCCATCACCGCCACTAGGGGCAATTGGCTGCTGACCCACTGCACTCGCCCCACCGCCACCACCACCACCATATGATGCTGACGCTGCTGCACCACCATCGTTACCTTGACCTGCTGTAGCAGAACCCCCAGCAGTTTTATATCCACCATTCCCCCCACCGCCGCTACCGCCATCTTGCCCTGCAATATTCCCGTTAGAACCCCCACCACCGCCATCACTGGTAATTGATGAAAACACTGAATCTGTACCGGGATGTAAGGTAGTGACATACCCGACATAATTACTTGAAGCTCCGCCAGCGCCTACAGTTACAGTATATGCTTGGGCGGTTATTGCAAATCCTGTAGCAGTTCTATAGCCACCAGCACCCCCGCCCCCGCCATTCCCAACACTGGCCCCTGAACCTCCGCCCGCAATTACTAGATATTCCACTGATGTAGCCGCACCTAGATTAGTAACAGTGAAAGCAAAAGTTCCAGATGTAGTGAATGTGTGTACCTTAAATTTGCCATCGGTTGTTATTGTGCCACCTGTCGCAGCAGTGACCCGATAAGGTTCTTCCCCTGTACCATCCCCAATATTTGTCCATACGTTGGATCCAGCAGTTGCATCTGTTAAGGAGAACATTTCTCCACTTGTTGTATTTAGATATACTGTGCCTATACCGCCAGAAGGATTTGTTGAGCCTGTTGGATTAGACGCTGATTTAGTAATTTCTGAAGTAACATGAGCAGTAACAGCTGATGCAGGTAAAGTAACTGTCTTACTAGAAAGATCTAAAGTATCAGCTAAATCACTTACTGGTAGATTTAGTGGAGATGTTAAGGAGTTAGTTGTTATTTTTGATAGTGCCATTTAGGTATCCTTAGTAATTAGCTATCTTAATTTATTCTGGATCAGCAGATGTAGGACTTATTATGTTTTAGGATTGCTATCTTTTACAGCCTTAATTAATGCTGTCATTTCTGTACTAAAAACCCCAGCTTTATAAAGATCATCTAGTTGATCGCCAATATTGGGATACTTTTTGGCTCGTAAACTTCTGACTTCTTCATTAGACGAGTAAGTATTTTGCTTGTCTCTCCAAGTTTTGATCTCAGCTTCAGAAGGTTGTGGCTTGGCGTTAGTAGTAGCCCACCTAACGACCTTACCTTCTGTAATCCTACAGTCTGGATAGCCCCAATCTTCTCTGAATTTTCTATCTATTCCTGTCCCTTCTATAAGACTCATATCTTAATCCTTTAATTACGTATTAATTTCAGTATTAGTGATTGACGGACTAATATCACCAGAAATTTCCATGACATGAAAAGTACTTATAGGAGTTGATCCATCATTTTGGGTGGTATCGCTATTAGTGGTTTGGTTAAAATATATAGCTCCACCAGTGGCGCTTGTAATTCCAGTCCTGACCTTAATTGTTATTGCTTCAGTAGTGCCGGGAGAGAAAGATGCATTAAGACTGATAGGCGATTCAATATCTGAACCACTTTGTCCATTCTCTATTCTAGCAGTTACAGGCTTGTCACCTAAGCTACCTTGAATTGGTAGTTCTGAAATTGAAGCATGGTTATAGGTGTACCAAAGATGTGCACTATAATCTCCTTTATGTGCGGCACTAAAAGACCCCATGATAAAGATAACGCTTGAAGTACTTGCAGGTGTAATAGTAGTAGTCATTGCCAACCATTCAGCACCAGATGTAAATATAGTGTCACTCATTGTAGTGACAGTGCCATCGGATGATCTTGACCCATCCTGTTTAGAGATAAACTGTAATACTCCACCACCACCTGCCGCTGCACTACTAGACCAAGCAGAACCTGTACTAGTTAAAACATTACCTGATGTACCTGGAGCAGTGGTAACTACAGCTGCTCCTCCTACAGTAGCTGTTCCTGCTACAGCTAAAGTAGCTCCCGATGGTACTGTAAGAGTATCTCCAGAGTCACCTAGCGTTATAGCAGTACCAGTTGCTGGTGTAATTTTATTAGTTAGAAGTTCTGACATAATTTATCCTTCTTTATATTTATTAGTTATGCTTATTGAAATTGATAACGGACGATTACTATGCCAGAGCCACCAGAACCTGATGTTCCAGTACTCTCTGATGTACCTCCGCCTCCGCTTCCTGTGTTTGCTGTTCCAGAAACTCCTGAGATAACTGAAGTACCAGTTGCCCCAGCTCCACCACCTCCTGTACCACCAACACCGGGAGTTATAGAATTTTGACCAGCACCGCCACCTCCTCCTCCTCTAACCACTGCTAATCCAGTAATTGAAGATGATGTACCTGCTCCGCCATCTCTACTACCACCAACCGCACCTGCGCCACCACCACCACCGCCTCCTGATGCTGCTGCTGTGCCACCGTTATTACCTTGTACTGGGGACGCTGTTCTCGCACCTCCAGCACCATTGTGACCACCACCACCACCAGAACCACCTGTCTTCCCTGTGTAACCATTATAATATCCACCACCACCGCCACCAGTGGCAGTAATAGTGCTAAACACTGAATCTTCACCATTAGTCCCAAAACCAGAGGTTACAGCAGCACCACCAGCACCAACAGTTACCGTTAAGCCAGTAGAAGTAACAGCAAAATTTGTAGCTGTAAGGTAACCTCCAGCCCCCCCACCACCGCCTGATCCAGTACCATCTCTACCGCCACCAGAGGCTCCAGCAGCGATAACTAAATATTCTACAAAATCTCCAACACCAGCATCCCCAATAGCAGGAGTAAAAGTTCCTGAATTGCTAAAAGTGTGAACTTTGTAATCACCATCTGTAGTAATTATTCCCCCTGTTGCAGTAATATATGGGTTTGGCTGAAATCCTGAACCATCGCCTATATTAGTCCATACATTAGCCCCCGAAGTAGCATCCGTACAACAATACATCTCACCAGTAGTAGTTCTTAGCCAAATACTACCTACTCCGCCACTAGGATTGGTATCTGCCGCAGGTTCTGCTGCTGATTTAGTAATATCACTAGGTAGATTAGTTAAATTACTACCATCACCTACAATTGGCCTATTAAACGTAATATTTCCAGTTCCATCTGGAGTAGTTACTGTATCTACTTTTATAGTCGAAGCCATATTATCCTCTTAAACGATAGTCCAAGTTGAACCGCTTGTAACGGTTACTGTTATTCCACTATTAATTGTCACCGGTCCAATAGTCATTCCATTTTCTGTACCTGCGAATACTATGTTACTAGCGATAGCTTTACCATTAGTACGAATCATTGCATCTGTACCGAGACTTGGACCACCTGCTGTACCCCAGGTATTATCACCTTTAAGTGCTAATGCTGAGCTAGGTGACCCCGTGGCACTTAATTGAGCAATCCCAACACTACCATCTGCTGGGTTAATCGTAT